TATCCAAGAATAATTAAAAAGTTACCAACATAAACGGGGGATATATGCCCGTATAACTTGCTGGAAGTCTTCTAAGGAACGGCAAACGGCATACTTATTACCGTGCGCTTCGGCCAACGCTTGCCACTCCTTTTGCGTGGGTGTCTGTCGGCTGCTTTTGCTGGGGGTCTTAAACTCGATACAAAGGGAATGAAACCCGCCGGAAGGGTAAAGTAGGATAAGGTCGGCAACCCCGGCCGTTACTCCTTCGCCCTTCATAATCGCGGCTTCCTTTGCATTCCTTGCCCCGCCGTTCGGAACCGCGAAAAGAAGGCGGCCTATTTTCGGGTATTGTAACCGGAACCAAGTAACGCAGTTCTTCTGTATTTGGCTTTCTATATGTCGCATTTAACCTTGGGTTTATACCAAATCTTATGTTTTTTACACGCTACGGCCTTTCGGCTTTTTATTACACCCTGTAAAGTGCAACGGTCGTTATTGCTGGCCGTATCTCGTTCAAGGTATATACAACTCCAACAATGTCTTTTTTTGCTTTGTCCCATAACTATTATTCTTTTTCGTATAAGTGGCAAGCCGGGTTAGTTACCTTTATCCGCTTCAATCCGTTACCCGTTCTTCTGCTCTTTTGAAGGGCGCAGCTTTGTACTATCTTCGTACTATGGTCGTTCAACTCCCACCGTTGGCGGTGCTTACAAGTCCGGCAAGTGGGTAATTCCGGTTTGTTCCCGGTTTTAACGGCGGTTATAAATTCGTCGTACCCCATAGACGAATAGACCCTTAGCCAATCTTCGCGTACTAAAATATCACGCTGGGGAACATAGGCGTAGAATACGCCGTTTACCCGACACCCGCCCGAATACCTTGCGACCGATAAATACGGCTGCTTCGCAACGTCGGCAACTACTATAACTTTGTTTGTGTCGAACATACCTATTCGTGTTTGACCGTTAATAAATACTGTTGTATCTTCTCGGCTATTTTAATTAAACGTTCTACGTCTTTGCCTACTTCCGTACCGTTACCGTTCTGAAAGCCTATCCAGCTTTTTTCGTCGCAACCTCTAAGGGCTTTATTTTTAAGAACCATAATAACACCGGAAGAAAGGCTATGTAGTTTTACCGCTAAATCGCGTTTTTCAACGTTAAGCCTATGTATTTGCGCCTGCAAATCCGCTTCTTTATTCATAATCATCATTTAATCGCGTTTCATAATGAAGCGGCCGACGGTGCGGGCCGCAATATAAAACCATACTTCCCGAAGGCTGAACCTTATAGCCCGGTTTATCCTTCTTAGTCCTTCTTTGAAGTTCTCGGAAAATCGGCAATACCGAACCCCGGCCTTTGTTTCTTTAAGAAGATAGGCGTATGCTTCGGCCCGTGTGCGGAAGTATGTATTTTCGTACATAATCGCGCCGCTATTGGTTGTATTCGGCCAGCCGTATTCCTCGCATAGTTCGGCCTTTACCGCCCACCGGTCAATCGTAAATACCGGAAGGTTCCGGGCGAAGGTGTCCGGTTCATCAATCAAAGCCCGAAGTACCCCGTTTTTTTCGTCTGCCTTAATACGGGCGGCAAGCTGTCCTATTTCGCTATTCTCGCCGGGCGTAACCAAAGACGAATAGAAAACCTTACCGGTTTCTATATTTATGACTATAAGCCCGTGAACATACCCGGAACCGATACAAATACAAGCCCCGCCGTATTTTTCTTCGTTATAGATAGCTACGATATGCTTTATATCGTAATGCTGCTTTATTGCTTTGAATCCCATATACTTATTTTATTGTTTGTTTGAACCATGCCCGGTAACAAAGTTCCCGTAGCAAATCCGAAATAATGTCTAACCCCTTAGAAAGCCACAAGCAAATCAATTGAAGCGGCACGACCGTAAAGAATACAAGCCAAAATATCGTATTCCATAATAGGCCGGTGCGCCTTTTTACCTTTATCGTATAGGTAATTTCTCCTTTGTTCATACCTCTACTTTTTAGCTTCTACTTCCTTTTTCGCACGATAGTTTACTACCGTTTGGGCTACTCTGAAAACAAGCTCGGTTATCGCGTCGCGCTGGGACTTCGGCAGGCCGCTTTCAAGGTTCGCAACCTTTATAAAAGTTTCCCGAATACCGTCTACCGTAAATATTCCCGCGTCCTTCAATGCGTCGTACGGTGTCCGGCGATACCTGTAACCTTCTTGCGGAGCCGGTCGGTTGTTATAGGCTTCAATTTCGTAGCCTAAGAACTCGTTAAATTTGTCGTCCTTAATAATGTCCTTTACTTTCATATCTTTTTTTGTTGGTGTTTAGTAGCGTCGTTTCGTGAAATGAATAATAGCGAAGTCAATCGTAACGGCAGAGGCAGGCCCGGCAAATTGCGGGTACTTCTTATCCGTTTCGGTGAAAACCGGTGCGAACCATGCCTTAAAATCGTCTACTGTAAGCCCGTCGTTTTCGGCTAAAATCTCCAAGGGGACGGGGTGCCCGTCTACCTCTGCCGCATAATCGTAATAAATGGTGGTCGCTATCGGCTTAATCTGTTCTTCCGCATAGTGATTTATTACATGCCGTTCACGCCGTAACGCCAACCTTTGTACGCCGACAATGCCGGCCGGAATCTCGGTTATAACTTCTTGGGGGCTTCGGTATGGTTTTGCGCTCCATTGGCGGACGCTAAGAACTCCACCCGTAGCCGTTATTTTTTCGATTTTTGCCCGCCAATACTCGTAATTGCTTCGGCAGGTGTGTACCTTCCGCCCGTCGGCTACTTTGGCTATAAAGCCCGTTTCTTGCCCTTTACGGGGGTGCTTCGGGCCGAAGTGTTTGCTAAGTGTTACTACTGCTTTCATCGTTAATTAACTTTTGTTCGGTTATAAAGTAGGTGCGTATCTATTCCGGTAGCGTTAAAGACCAAGGCCCTAACGTCTTGCCCTAATTTTTCTATGGCTTTTAAGGTATCTTCTTGGCTAACTCCTTCGGCCTGCTGCTTCTCGAAAAACTTATCTACGAGTGCGCTCATAAATATTTTTGTAGAAGCCCGAAACCCTTCTAAGGTGTAGTTCGGTTTTGCCCCGTTAAATGCTTCGTACTCCCAAAGGGTAGCTTCCATTTCTTCAAGCACGGGGCTTAATTTCTTTCCTATCATACCGGTAATTGTTAAAATGGTAAATCGTCTACTTCTTCGGGTTGCTGATATGCCGGCGGCTGTGTCGGCGCATACGTTGGGGCAGCGGCCGAAGTCGTTACGGTCTGCTGGGGGGCTTCTGTTTGGTCGGCCCGGTTCCCACCCAAAAGCTGCAATTCTCTAACCCGGCAATTTATACCAGCTTGTAATGTTCCGCCGGCTTCGTATGCCTTAGCCGAAAGTTCGCCGCGAATGAATACGCGGGTTCCTTTCTTCAAATAGTTAATTACCGGGCTTTCTCCATATTTAAGGCAGCTTACCCAAGTCGTACGTTCGTGTCGTTGCCCTTGTGAATCTTTATAGCTTTCGGTATGGGCTACGCTGAAAGCTATGTACTTTTGCCCGTTAAGGTCTTTAATAATGGCGTCCGCTCCAAGGTTGCCAATTGCTTCTAATACTAACATATTGCTTTAATTATTTGGTTTGAAAATCTTTACTTGTGAATAATCGCGGCGTTTCGTCCGGTAGCTGAACCCCAATAGCGCGTAAGGCTTCCCGGTAAGTATAACCGTTGTTTTGGTAGTTCATAAAGACGTTATAGGCTTTGGGGTGTAGGTCGTACAATAGTTCGAATCGCGATATTTTTTCTATGTGCGCTCCGAAGCCGCAAAACATACAACCGGTTCGGGTGTGCCCCTTATCGTATAGTTCGCAGTACGGAACTTTGAATTTCCGCAAGTAAGCCCATATATCCGCGTCCGTCCAAATGCTTATCGGATAACTTGCTATATGGTTATTTTGGAATGAATTGCAACTGCCCCGCCGTATATACTCCCGTTTTCTTAAATCGCTTTCGCCGGCCATAATACCCAATATC